AGCCATCATAAGATTATGGCAGATGCATTTGAAAGGGTTGCCAATGGTGAGCTTAAGAGGCTGATTATTAATATGCCGCCCCGCCATACCAAATCAGAGTTTGCTAGTTATTTGTTTCCAGCATGGTATTTGGGTAAGTTTCCAGAAAGAAAGATTATACAGACTGCTCATACTGCCGAGCTTGCAGTGGGTTTTGGCAGGAAAGTGCGTAACTTAGTTGGTTCTGCTGACTATCAACATTTGTTTAATGTAAAGTTATCGGCAGACTCTAAAGCCGCTGGTAGATGGAATACAGACAAAGGCGGTGATTACTTTGCTATTGGGGTTGGCGGAGCGGTCACTGGTAAGGGTGCTGACGTTCTGATAATAGATGACCCTCATTCAGAGCAAGAGGCCATGCAGGGAAGCCCTCAAGTCTATGAGAAGGTATATGAGTGGTATTCTTCTGGTCCTAGACAGCGTTTGCAACCTGGAGGATCTATTGTTGTAGTGATGACCAGATGGTCTAAGAAGGACTTAACTGGGTCTATAGTACATAATTCTATTATTAGGGATTCTGATGAGTGGGAAGTTATTGAACTGCCCGCCCTGCTTCCATCTGGAAAACCTTTGTGGCCTGAATTTTGGAAGGTCGAAGAACTGGAAGCAATACGCTCGGAGATCCCGGTTTCAAAATGGGAAGCCCAGTACCAGCAAAACCCGACTTCTGAAGAAGGAGCCATAATCAAAAGAGATATGTGGCAGATGTGGGAAAAGGATAACCCACCTCCTTGCGATTACATTATCCAAAGTTGGGATACAGCATTTGAAAAAAATAACAGGGCAGACTATTCAGCTTGTACTACATGGGGAATCTTTTACAAATCAAACGAAGATGGAGATGATATAGCCAATGTTATCTTGCTGGATGCTTTCAAAGCGAGAATGGAGTTTCCTGAGTTAAAGGCAACGGCATATGAATTTTTCCATCAATGGCAACCTGATACGCTAATTGTTGAGAAAAAAGCGGCAGGAGCGCCTCTGATTTATGAAATGAGAAAAACAGGTATTCCAATTTCAGAGTATACACCTTCAAAAGGTTCGGATAAAATAGCTCGTATAAACGCTATTTCAGATCTTTTTGCCTCTGGATTGATATGGATACCAGATAAAAGATGGGCAGAAGAAGTTGTAGAAGAAGTAGCATCATTTCCAAATGGAGATCACGATGACTTGGTTGACTCAACCAGCCAAGCCTTACTAAGGTTTAGACAAGGAGGGTTTATTAAAACTCCTACAGACGAACCAGAATCACAATTTTATTCCAGAAAGGCTAAGTACTACTAATGGCTATCGAAAAATCACTAGAACCACTTGTACCAGCGGAGATGGATATTGAAATCGAAATCGATACAGAAGAGGACGAAGTAGAAGTAGAAGTCGAGATAAAACCTGTTACATTTCAGGAAAACTTGGCAGAGTCCCTAGAACCTGGTGTTTTAGACGAAATATCTGAAAATATATTATCAAATATTAGAACTGACCTAGACTCTAGAAAAGAGTGGGAAAGAACATACGCAGACGGAATCAAGCTACTGGGCTTAAAAATAGAAGAAAGAACAGAACCTTGGGACGGAGCTTGCGGTGTGTTTCACCCTGTATTATCAGAGGCAGTTGTAAAATTTCAATCAGAAACAATCATTACAACATTTCCTGCATCGGGTCCGGTAAAAACCCAAATCGTAGGAAAGATAGATGTAGAAAAACAAGAGGCGGCAAATCGTGTTCAGGAAAGCATGAACTATGAGCTAACGGAGAAAATGCCAGAATATCGTAGCGAACATGAAAGACTTCTATGGTCTTTACCGATTGCTGGTTCTGCTTTTAAAAAAGTGTACTTTGATCCAAGTCTAAACAGACAGGTTGCAATATTCGTGCCAGCAGAAGATATCATCGTTCCTTACGGAGCATCCGATTTAGAGTCTGCTCCTCGCATTACGCATAGGATGAAAAAGACAGAAAACGAGTTACGAAAGTTAATGTCTATGGGATTCTATATGGATATAGAATTACCGGATCCTGAAAATATAAAGACAGAGATTGAGAAAAGACAAGATCAGGAAACAGGATACTCTGCTGTAAAAGACGAAAGATTTACAGTTTATGAGTGTCATTGTGAATTAGATCTTCCAGGATACGAAGACCAGAAAGACGGAGAAAATACACAGATTGCATTGCCATATGTAGTCACATTGTTATCCACAGGTGAAGTACTAGGAGTCCGTAGGAATTATCTGGAAGATGACTCCATGAAGAAAAAGAGAATGCACTTTGTTCACTATCCTTATGTGCCAGGATTTGGTTTTTATGGGTTTGGGTTAATTCATTTAGTTGGTGGTTTTGCAGAGTCTGCGACATCAATCTTAAGACAACTGGTAGATGCTGGGACACTATCTAATTTACCGGGAGGATTTAAATCGAAAGACTTACGAGTCAAAGGTGATGACACACCAATCGCTCCGGGAGAATTTAGAGATGTAGATGTAACGGGTTTGACGATAAAAGAATCTATTGTACCCCTGCCTTACAAAGAACCCTCTGGTACCTTATTTCAATTGTTGAATCAAATCATTGAAGAGGGCAGAAGATTTGCTTCAGTGGCAGATTTGAAAGTCGCAGATATGTCAGGGCAGACCCCTGTAGGGACTACTCTAGCAATTCTAGAGAGAACACTAAAGGTTATGACCGCTGTTCAAGCTAGGGTCCATAGTGCAATGAGACAAGAATTTAAACTTCTTGCGAATATTATTCGTGATTACACGCCGCCAATTTACAAGTACGATGTGAGCGGATCTAAATTTGCCAAAATGACAGATTACGATTTAGTGGAAGTTATTCCTGTATCAGATCCAAATGCAAGTACAATGGCGCAAAAAGTAGTTCAATATCAGGCCGCTTTGCAATTAGCTCAAGGCGCTCCAGATATTTATAATTTACCGTTATTACATCGTCAAATGTTAGAGGTTCTGGGAATCAAGGAGGTTCAAAAGATCGTTCCTCTTGAGGAGGACTTCAAGCCTACAGATCCTGTCGGTGAGAATATGGCGATGTTAAAAAATAAGCCAGTAAAAGCATTCCAATATCAGGACCATGAAGCACATATCAAAACACATATGAATATGGCTCAGGATCCAAAAATACGAGAAATTGTAGGGCAAAGTCCAAATGCAGGTGCGATACAAGCGGCAGTGCAAGCTCATATCGCAGAGCATATTTCTTTCCAATATAGGGTCGAAATAGAAAAAATGATGGGTGTTCCGCTACCTCCAGAAGACGAGAAATTACCAGAAGATGTAGAGGTAGAACTTTCCAGGGTGGTTGCTTTAGCATCTGATAAATTATTGCAAAAAGGACAAGCAGAGGCGCAACAACAACAAAGTCAACAACAAGCAGAAGATCCCGTTATTCAAATGCAAAAAGCTGAACTTGCTCTCAAGCAAGCTCGATTTGAGCATGACAAAGCTATGGATGAAGCAGAACTTAACCTGAAATCTCAAGAAGCGGTGGCAAAAGATGAAAGAGAAAATAAGAGAATCGATACACAGGCAGAGATCGAAGGGGCTAAGATTGCTCTCGATAGCATAGAGGCAGAGCAAAAGATGCAGATGGATAAAGAAAAAGATGAAAAACAAGACTTTAAGGAGGGCGTAAGAATTGGACTTGAAAGAGCTGATGCTGAAGCAGATCAAAAGTGATCAAAACAGCATAACTGATTCTTTAATTCACAAAGCTGTTGATAGAGAAATTTATCTTCAAGGAGTTGGTGAAATTAAAGGTTTGCAACGTGTAGTCAGATTACTGGAGGATTTACCTGATGACTGAAGAAAAAAGTAAAAATTTAGAATTGCCTGAACCAAAGGGTTATAAAATTCTTATAGCTATTCCAAAAATAGACGATAAGTTTCAAAACTCTCGAATTGTTCGTGCCGACGCACACAAAAAACGAGAGGAAAC